TACGGCTGAGTAGTTCGCGGGATTGTTCGGCACTGTGTACCGTGACATCCCAGCCAGTAAGCACATCCCGATCGTAAATCGGGACTAGCTTCTTAGCGGTCGTCACTGTCTGGCTGTACGTCCCGCCCTGGATGAGCGAAACAACAGCGTCAACTAGATCCACAGGCAGAGGCATTAGATTTCCTTTGTGTGGATCCGTAGCGTTTGCATAGTCTGATCCTGGTATCGCCAGGCAGCATCACCACCTACCGAAAGAACCTTGTAAATCTTGGTCCCTTCGGTGATCTGATCGCCTCGCTGAGGAGTAATCACAACGCCACCGATCTTGAGTTCCGACGCCAGCAGGATGTAATCACGGCTCTTGATCTGCTCGATGACTGATCCATCCTGCGTGACATCGTGAACTGACCGGCCAGGGACAGCCCTGGAAATCGTCACAGACGAAGCACCGCGGGTGTAGGTGATCGACACTCCATGAATGGAGCGAGCGGCCTTGTGCGCGGCGATGACTGCGGATTCCAGGGCTGTTGGCATTGCATTACCTCAGTGGACTAAGATCAGGTCAACAGGTTTTCGGTGCTGGTGATCTGATCCGTAACCACGATGGGAACCCCGAACGATTCCGAGGGGAATGGTGCAGGTGCTCCGGTCGGGTTGGTCGCGGTCCGACTGGACTGCAACTGACGGTGCGATCGTCGATTCATGACGATGTAATCCGGCCCACGGCTGGCAGGGAAGATTTCCAAAGCCCGAGCGATCAGGCTATCGGTCAGACCCTTGCCGGAGTCGGCTGTCAGGTTGGCGATTCGGACCACGCTATGTACCGATCCAATCTTCAAACCACACCACCCGGTAATCGGGTGATAGTAGGCCGGGAAGCGACCAGTAGCGGATCCGGCACGCTCAACGATCTGGCGTTCACCGATCGAGATAACACCCTGCTGTCCCCAGAGGACTTGGCAGTCAGCGTCGCCGGTGCGAACCAGGTAAACCGAGGAACCAGTAGAAGCAGTCGTTCCACCAGCACCGACCACCTGGGCGTCTGCAAGCTGATTCAGGTTGGACTGGCCAGCAAACCCAACAAACCCCTTCGCATCGTTGCCAGTGCCGTAGAAAATCTGCTGCTCAACCTCGGCCATCGCCTGTCGCATGTGGGCGAGTGCCTCGATCCCCATCATGTGTTCAAGGCCACGCTCATCGGCGGTAGCGGCTGCGATGTCAACGGCGAACGAAGCATCGAGCACCTTGAGGTCCAGCGTGATGCTGGTATAGGTGCCCTTGGTGTTCTCAACGCCATCGTTGACATCGCGGAAACCAACCGACGGGTTGGCGGTGATCTTGCTGTACTTGAACGTATTCCCAAGCACGGTGCGTGCTGCGAGCACGCTCAGGAATGGTGCATCGTCAAGAACATCACTAACCAGGATGTCCATGTCAGTTTTGTTGAAATGTGCTACGTCGCTGGTCGTCAGGTAACTATCAGGCATTTTTCAAATCTCCGTTTTGGTTGCGTTGGTAAAAATCAGTTAGCGGACTTTGGAGCGAACGCCCCAGCCCATCGAATCGCCTTCTCATCAGCACCAGTCTTGGCAAGCTTCGCCTTTCGCTCTGCTGCTTCGATCTGAGCTGCGGTCAGTTCCTTGCCAGCAGGAGCGGCACTCAGTGGCTGCTCCTCGCCAAGCTTTCCTTCGATCGCTGCAAGCTTCGCGGTTAGCTCATCCACCTGGGATTGCAGCTTCGCGTTAGCTTCGCCAATCTCACCATTGACGATCGACAGGCACTCCTGCATCGTCTTTCCTTCGAGGAACCACTTGGCCCCTCGATCACCAAACGCAACCATGTAAGGTTGCGCAGCCTCAAGGCTCATCGCAGCGGGTGCAGGTGCCACAGGTGCGGCCTGTTCCTGCTGCTGAGTCTCGACAGCGTCCACCGCTGCATCAGCCATAACGTCTTCTCCATAATGAAGCGACAAAAAACCGAGTAGTCTTTCAACTACTTCCTTTTTCGGAACACCCGAAAAGTGAGTCTCAATCAGCGAGCTAACAACTGGTGCCAAGTCCCGCTTGTCATAAAGGTCAAATAGCCCGCCACGGGTTGCGGCGGGTTCATCGACAAAGTCAACAGCCCTCAGCCCCTTGATCCTCAAGGGTGCTTTTTCGCCGGGCTTTAGCGATTCCAACGCGGCTAGCATCTCATCCGAGAAGTCAGCCACAATGGAGAGTCCAAACGTCTCGGAATCCTCTTGGGCAAGCTCCAGGAGGTACGCCCCCTGCTGTCCCTTTGGGCTGTTATCACTTGCTGAAAGCATCGTGAAATCGGCGTAGACAGCATTGCCTTCAACACGGAAATTCCGCGCCCTGGCAACGGTTGTCCCGAGGCCATCGCTCGACATGTGCGGATGGGTCCAGCGTGCCTTGATTCCGCGGGTTGCACCGTTGCCGATGTCCGCGACCTGCTGAAGCGTGACAGCATCAACCACGATTGGCCGAGAGTCGTTTAGCTCCCCTGCCTCGATCACCTTGGCGCGCTTGATCGTTCTGCCATCGACACCGCTCGACGGTGCCTTGGTGGCCTGGCTACGAAACATCGTCTGGCGACTCGTTGCCATTGTCCTCTCCTTCTGTTTCGGTGGTCTCTTCTGGGACGTCAGGCTCAGCCATGACAGGGACGCTAACCAGCCCTTCGGTCGATTCGTCGAAGCCGTACTGCGTCAAATAGTCCCGCTCCTCGGCAAGCTTGCGGACAACATCCCGCCAATCGTCGCCATACTTCTCCCGGCGGATCTCGGAGCGAGTGCGTAGCTTTCCTTCGACGGCCATCAAGTCGCCGGTGATTTCCTGCTCTGGGTTCCAATAGGGCACACCAGCTGGGATCCAGTCCCAATAGATTTGATCGATTTGCTGTACACCCGCAGGCATCGAAAGGATTCCCGCTGCCATCCACTGCTGGATCTTCCAAACGGTGATCCGGTCCAGCATCTCTTTCAGATCTTCTCGCTTCGATTTGCAAGCCTGCTGATACTGGATCAGAGCAGCACGGGAACCAAAAAAGTTCGTGTACGCTTCATCGTAAAAGCTCCAAGGAATATCCAGGCTCTTGAGAGCTGCTTGCAGGCTCAGCGTTAGGAATGCTTGGAACTCTGTTGACGGATGACGTGATTCCAAGAACTCAGCTTTGTCGCCTGGATCTAGTTCAAGCTTGACGGGACCACGGCCAAGATCGACCTTGTATTCGTCACCGTATAGCTCCGCGTCGTCGTCTGCCATTTCGCGGGTAATGGCGAGGGCGAATAGTTGGGTGATCTTCGCTTTGGCCCTGGCGTAGTCGGTCACCTCCAGCGAATCCTGAAATGACGCGATCGCGGATGTCAGTGGGCTTACTCCACGCACCTGGTCGAACGAATCGAAGTAGGCAAGCTGAATAACGTTGCCCGCGCTGATGTCCCGCTCGAAGGTGTACTGGCCATCCAGCGAACGTGACCACACCGCAACACGATTCATCGATCCGCCAGCACCAACTTTGATACCGTGGACCCAGTTGTACATCGGATCGACGCGGTTATCTGGTGAGCGGACTCGATCGCCTTCGATTGCCTGTAGACGTCCATCACGAAGCTTAACTAGAAAGACATCACCATCCAACACCCTACGCATCTCAGCCAGGCGAACCATTCGGCGCAGCGAGTGACGGCCAGCGATGTCGCAATTGATCGGGCGGTTGTACCAGTTCATTAACGCTTCAAGGCGTTCATTGAAAACTGGGTCGTCGGTATTTGCTTGGAATGTGAATGTCGAAACGTAGTCCAGGTGCTTGCGGATCGCCCAGGCCGCTACGCTGAAATTGCGGTTTAGCTCCCGGGCACCCTCGATTACCCTTCGTCGCTTCTGCGAATCTAGCAACGCATCGCTAGACTGGATCCGCGTACCTGGGTCGCGTCGCTGCTGGTTCGGTTCGGCTGCAATGTACCGCCCGAAACGGGTTAGCCAATTGGTCGCGGCGTTTCTTGCCTCTTTAATCATGAGCATTCCCCAGATTAAAGTTGCTCATCCGCGATCTGGTGCGGCTGTAGCGGGTGACTTCCTTCCGCCAATACTGAAGCTCTTTCATCGCCTGCGAGCGGTCAAAATCGACGCTCGTTCCGTCAACGGAGACGCTGACGATCCCAGCGCCGGAGGCGATCTGGGTCTCTAGAGAATCCACCATCTGCTTGGCGAATTCCAATTTGCGATTACGCTCAGAGAAATCTGCATTTGTCATATAAACATAAATGCAGAAAAGAGGCGATTTTCGCCCGAGTTACCTGACAGATTCTGCCTATTTTGTTGAAATTGGTCCAACTTCTCGCAAGATCGATGGCTGGTTGCAGAACTTGCAACTAACCCGGAATCGTTTAATCTCTTGGCCAAGCTCCTGATAGGTGGCGTGATAATGGGCCCCTCGCAGCTTTAGCAGACCGCCACACTTCCCGCAATGCGGACAGCATGGTAGGACGTGCTCAACGGTCGGTGGCTTCTTGCGTGGTGGCTGGTTCATAGGTAGTCAACGCTCCCGCGATGTCGCTTGCGTGGTGCTTCCTGCTGTGGCTGCTGGGTCGGTGGTGGCTGCTCGCCTGCTTTCACCTGTGGCATCTGTGCGGCTGATCGCCTGCGCTTCGGTCCCGCGTCGCTGGGCAATCTGCAACCCTCCACCGAGGCAGCTACACAGCACCCGACCAAGCAATCTAACCAGTGGTTGTCAGGCCTGTCTGCTTTGATCTTCCATTCATCAACCGTCCTACCGCGTCCCTCAGTTCGCACCGGGAATTCTGCGCGTAGGTGCTTAGCTATGGTTTCATGCTCGATCCCGCTTGCCTGGTACAGCGTCAGGCTGCCAGGTGTACCTGGTTCGGTAGACAGCCTGGAATGGAGGAACGATTTCCACCAATTGGCATCAAATAGGACGTGACGGATTGGGCTGTCCTTGGCCCTGTCAACTCGCCAATGTTGGCCAACAGCCCGACCGAGTCGGCGGGTATGGTTCGCGTTCAATGGCTCGTTCGATGCACCGATCCCCTTGCCGTGGCTAGGGTAGATCGATCCTTTATGGGTTGATCGCTGGCAATGCTGATAGACGATGTTTCGGCTGAGTCCCCAGTTGGCGTCAATCAGCATCCGATTGATTGCAAGTTCCAGCCCGTCCTCAGTCTTCCAGACTCGGCTGAATAGATCCTTTTCGATCGCCATCAGTGCTTTGGCAATCTTCGATTCCAGCGACTCGCCAGGGAACTGCTTCGTAAAGTTGTTCCTTACACCAGTCATGCGGAAGTTGGTCGTTCGCTGATTTGGCCAGGCTCCGTACTCGATTACTGTGCCAGTCATATCGTGACGCCAGGCTGTCACAGCATAAAAAAGGATCTCCTGCTGTACGTCGATCATTGCGACAAGCTTTGTGGTGTTAGCTGGTGCGATCCCCTTGGGAGTATGTCCCATCCGCTTAGCAAGGGCGGTTTCGCTAAGCATCGTATCGTCAGCCCGCAATTCCATCGGCTGATTTTGATACTCCGCAAAAAAGGCACCTTCATCGCGGAAGTACAGGTTCATTGCGTTCTGGATCGCGGATAGCTCATCCTCATTGAAGCGATCATCCCAGGCGGCGCGGGCTCCCTTATCCATCTCCGCCTGGTTGTCACGATAGAATTCTGTGGCCTCGGTGGTATCGGTGCCGTTGCGGAAGCAAGCTTCCCGAATCTCCTGGTATCGTTGCCAGAGATCCATCTTTTCGGGCATGCCATAGAGCAACTGCGTTCTCTCGCCGTGCCACTCAGGAGAGACCTGGCGGTCAAGCGATTGGTCTGCCATGTCGCCACGCTGAATAACGGTGCATGGCATCACACCAGCGATCTTCACACCAGGACCAGCGAGGCCCAATATGTCGCCGTTGACGATTGCTAAGCGATCATCGTTCTGGGTTCCGCTCTTAGCCGATTCCCGCGTCTGTGGGTCATCCAGGATCACGTAATCAGGGCGGATGACCTCGCCATCTGGTGTCGTCTCCTGCTGTCCTCGAATATCCCCAGTGATACCGCAGACGGACACCAGTGAGCCTGATGCCTGGCTACCCTCGATCGTCGGCAGCATGATGTTATCGGCCAGCCATCGAATCGCGGTATTCTTCCCGCGGTACGTCTGCGAATTCGCCCGGGCTGGCTTGCCATCTAGTAAGACGATCGGATAGCAGACTTCGGGGAAGTCGGCCAGCAGCAGCGGGTTAAACCGCAGCTCCGATTTGATACCGTTCAGAAGCTTCTGGGCTTTGGGCTCAGTGGCACCCACCAAGCAGACCCAGCGACGGAACCCGCAGAGCAGAGCCCAAGTAGCAGCGGTGATTGCGATGGTGGTTTTGCCGGAACCCCGTGGCATTGCCATTGCGAAGAGACCACCAGCCTTGACTGTAGTTTCTATCCGCTCCAATACTCGCAAGTGGTCATCAGACCAACCGAGGTGGAACGCTGACGGGCGATAAATCTCGCAGTAAGCGCGAAGGCTATCCATTGCCTCCTGTCTGCGGACTGGATCGCCAATGGGCGGAATCTCGCCAATATCCGCAGCTGCTTTAGCCTGCTGTCGCATCCGCTCCGCCATCTTCTCCCGGTGGACGCGGTATTGCTCAGCAAGCTTGT